TTATTTTTTCTTCTTTGACATTCCAGCTTCTGAAAGAGCAATAGCAATTGCTTGTTTTCTAGATTTTACAATTGGTCCTTTTTTACCAGAATGTAGTTTTCCTTTTCCAAACTCTCTCATAACTTTAAAAACTTTAGCTTGACCACCTTTTTTATACTCTTTTCTAGAAGGTCCCGTATAAGGTTGTCCTATTCCTGCTTTTTTTCTAAATTCAGGGTCTTTTAATTTTTTAAAAGATTCTACAACTTTTTCTGCAGCATCAAATGGAGCTTTAGCAACTTTTTTTACTCCTTCTTTAATACCTCTACCAACATCTTTTACCATTTTACCAGCTTTAGTTTCTTTATACCCTTCTTTTTCAAGTTTTGTTTCTCTTGCTTCTTCTTCTGGTGATTCTGCTCCTTCATGTATAGATGACATATCTTCAGCAGCCTCACCTCCTTCAGATTTCATTACTCTAGCAATTCGAACTCCTCTTTTTTGACAACCTAGTCCAGCCATTATCTTTTACCCTTCATCATTTTGCCTTTTTTACTTTTAGACATTCTAGCAGTAAGCACATCAGCAAAAGTTGTTTTTCCATCTTTGTTTAAATCAGGAAAACTTTTTTTAGCTTTACCACCTTTTTTAAGTTTTGCTCTTGGTCTTATTGAGTAATCGTTTCTCATTTTTTATCCTATCCGTTTTCTTGTTGTTTATTCGCAGCTGGTTTGTTGGCTATTGTTCTAGCAACTGATTCCGCACTGCGTCCCACGACGTAACCGCCCAAACCTATCTGGAGAAGACCCCAAACATCGCCAGGCAATTCAAAGGAGATAACAGCTCCTGTGAATATCTTTACAACTGGTCCTAGAATATAATTCCAGACCAAAATAAATATTAATACATACATTAACAGGGGCCTCCAGCTCGATGCAAAAGCACCCGCTTTGGCCTCTGCCTCAATAATTTTTGCTGCAGCTTGTAATTCTTGTGTATTAGATTGTAGTAATTGAGTTTGTAAATCTGCTTTTAACTTTGCTTGTAAATCTTTATCAGGAACTGATTTTTCAATTGTACTAAATAAAATTTTTGCGAGAGGTGCAACAGCTCCTAACATTTGAATCATGGTTTAGTACCAAGTTGCAGTTCTTTTTTTCTCTGGAAGAATGCTACCTTGTCCTTGAACTTCTTGAGTTTGAGATTCAGAGTTGCTAGACATCTCAACATCTACTCCGCCAACAAGATAACCTTGTGCATCAGTATATTTTGAGTGGTTAACATCAACTTTAGCCTTAGAATCTTTAGTAAAAGTTCTAGTTGCGTTAGCTAATTTTTCATTTTGTTTTTTCATGGCCATTTTATACTCCTTTTTTTGTGTTTTTAAAACTTAATTTTGATTATTTTTAAGTCTAGCTGTTAAAATAGTCTTTTCTAGTGAAGTATTTGCTCTTAATTTAGCTAAATCTTCGTTTTGTTGTAGTTTTTGACTATCTGTAGACTGTGCCATCATAGCTTTCATCTTATCAAGGTTGATTCTTTCATTGCTCTCTTGTCTTTTTCTATCATTTTCTTGAGCTTGAAGGTCTAACTCACGTGATTTTAACTTGGCAATTGGATCATTATCAAATTGTGATGTAATTTTTTTCTCTTCATTCATAAACTCTTCCATCATCTCAGCAATTAGAACTGCTTTTCTTCCTTCGATCTTTTCAGTTAGCATTCTAACTTGAATTTGCATTTGTTGATTTTGCATTGCTTGTGGATTTTGTTGCATTTGTTGTAATTGCATCATTTCTTGTTGAAATTCTATTTCAACTTGTTCTTGTGCCATTAAAGAAATGTGTTCAAAACAATTTTTTTCTAACGAAGCCATAATGATTGGAGCATTTCTTGCCATGTTAGTTGCCATAAAATTCAAATGAGCTGTAATATGAGCTCTATGGTCTTGTCCTGGAAATGCTTGGAATGGTTTCCCTGCGAGAGCATCAATATGTTCTAACGCAGGGTCCTTTGGTAGCGGTTGATCTGGTTTCATTAAAATTCTATCAACATCTTTTATACCTAATGCTGAATACATATTTCTATAAACTTCATACATGTTGTGAATTCCAGGATTAGCCATTGCTAACTGTAATTCTGTTTGTGCAATAGATATTCTTTGTGTTTGTGAAAATATATTTGGATCTGCAACTGGAATAATATCTACTTTATCATCAAAGTCTGCTTGTTTAATTGTTCTTTGTCCACCAACAACTTCGTATGGATATTCTGGTGGTAAATATAATTTAAATACGTTTGCAAGTAATTTAAATTCTTGTTTCATTGCTGCATATATTCTTTTATGAATTGCAGACATCACACGTGACCCTCTTTCCAGCAAAGCCACGGTCGTGCCCACTGCTGCTTGCTGATTCCCATCCCCTACTTGCATGTCAGCTATCGAAGCGAAGCGCTGACCTGCTTGAACCACGACCCCCATTAATGCTAATAAAGTTTGTGAAGGTTCTTTGTATGGTAAAGTCATAAATGCATCTCTTAAATTTCCTCCTGGTGCATCTACGTCTCTCCATTCACCCGGTTGAATAGATTGAGCATCATCTCTAATTCTAATTCCTCTTTGTTTAAATCCAGCTGGTAAGTTAGATAATGTTCCTGCATCTAATAATTGTCTTAAAGCAGATGTTGCAGTTCTTGATAATCCGCCAATCATTTGAATTAAACCAAAACCATAAAAACCAAATCCTGGTAAAAATTTAAAATGAACAAAATAATTAATTTTATTCTTTAATGGATCATTTTGTGCAAAATTTCTTCTAATAGATAAAACTTCTCTAGTTCCTTCTTCCAAAGTTACAATATATGGAAGTTTAATTCCTGTGGGCTCACCAGTCTGAGGATTAATATCTTCAAATCCTTCTAAATCTAAATTAACATGACATTCTAATAATGTAAAAACATCTTCATTATAACTTCCTTTAGTAATTCCTTCTAATTGTCTCTCTTTATCTTTAACATCATCTGTATTCGTTACTCCATCATCGGATGGTAATAATTCTACATCTCTATAAAAACCTGAAACTTGTTGTTTTCTTAATTCATTTGCAGAAATTTTAATTACATGAACAATTGCTTCTGCATCATCTAAAGATGTTGCTGAATAAGGAACTACCAAATCTTCTGCTGCAATAAATTTTGATACAGCTCTTCCTAATGTTTCATCATAATAAACTTTTTTAAATGTAGATCCTGATAATGGTAAATAAAATAACATCTGATCAAATTCTGGTTCATACTCTTTCATGACATCCATAATTTGATAATTCATAAATTCTGCAACTCTATCTGCTTGGTCTTGAATCTCTGGAGTATCTAATCCAATGACTTGTGTTCTAACAGGGCCTTCCGCCGGTAATAATTCTTTGTAAGCAAGTGCTTGAAATTGTGTAACTGCTTCTGCAAGAACAGGATGAGTTGCACCACTTGCTCCTTGAAATGGTTCTGTTCTTTGTTCGTATTTAAATCCTAATAAATCTAATCCTTGTGTATATGCTTGTTCCCAATCTCTTCTTGAATTTTTATAATCTTCATAATTTTGATAAAGTTCTGTGCCTAATGAATTTAAATCATTTTCATCAATAACTTCTGCTAAGTTAGAATCAAATTGTGTTGCAGCTAATGCAGCTTTTTTTGGATCAAAATCTATATCAACACTACCATCTTCGTTTTCTATAATATCAGTTGGTCCAGCAGGGGTTTCCTCTACAGATTGAGCAATCTGTTCTACCTCTACTTCTCCAGGCGTAAGTTTATCTACTATGTTTGGTAACGACTTGTCTATTTCTGCCATTTAATGTTTTCTCCGATTTTATTGTTCTAACAGTATTATAATCAATATTCAAGCCTTGCGGGCACGGTCCTGATTTAGGTGGTATTGTTCTTGTTAATCTTTTAAGTTTAATCATTATTTTTTAGGTTTAACTCTTCCACCTTTTGCTAATTCTAATATTCCATCACTTGGGCCTCTATCATATTCATTAGGCATAACAGGTCTTGATCCTTTGGGTACAACATCTTTTGGTTCATATACAGGCATATTTCTATAAATATATTCTTCTAATATTTCATAATTTGGTTTTTTTGCTTCAATGTTTCCTAGTAATTCTAGTTCTGAATAAGATTTATATTTACTTAATTTATCTTCAGGTCCTAATCTTTTTGTATTATAAATTCCTTCTTTAGATGTCTCTTCTAATTTATCTAAAGGTGGAATATATAAATCACTTTCAGGATCATTAGATCCTTCTGCAAATTTAACTCGTCCACCTCTTGCAAAATTTAATTCTTCTTGTGTATATTTTGGAAAAACAATTGGTCCTAACATTAAATTTTGAGAAGGAACTGTTTTTGGTTCTGGTGTTATAGTTGTTTCTTGTTTATATAAATTTTTTAAATCAGGATTTGCATTTAAAATTTCATTTTTTTTAGTTTCTTTTAAATCATTAAATTCTTTAGAAGTCATTGTAGTTGGAACTTCTGTATCACTAATATTTATTGGAATTGATTTTCTAGCTTCGTATTCAGCTCTATTTTCAATTCTATCTTTTATAGATTTTTCTGACGCATATTTATCTATTTGTTTATCTGCGAATTCAAAATATTCTGGTTTATCTAATAAAGATTCTAAAAAAGGTTTATCTTCAACAAACTTTTCATATGTTGCAACTGGAAGTTTTCTAATAATCAAATCTCCAAAATTAAGAAGGTCTTGTGTAGAACCTTTATAAGCTCCTGCTGCAATTGTCTCAATGTCACTTAATCCCATTTCTTTAAATTCATCAGCATAAAGTGCAACACCAAGTAAAGCATTAATTGGAGTACCTGTTACAGCGGAAAGTTTAGCAGTTGTTTTTAAAAGATTTGGTGCAGATTTAGATAAACTTTGACCTGCGGTGGTTTCTAAAAAATTTCCAATTCCTGTTGGATCAGAATAAAAAGTACCAGATTTTTTTAACGTTAATGTTTCTAAAGGTGTTTTAATTTTTTCAAATCCACTCGCTGATTCTTGTAATAATCTTCTATCTGCAAATTTTGTAAGTCTTTCAATATTTTGTTCAGGTGTAAATTTTTTTCTACCTAATATATTTAATTCTTCTTGGGTAATATCTTTTATATTTGCACCTGTGTTTGCTTTATAAGTAGATACTGCGAGATTATCTAATGGGCTATCTTTAACTCCTTTTAAATGATCTATGTTTAAAGGTTGTTTATTTCCAGTTGCTTGTTGTAAGGCATTTAATAAATTAGTTTCTTCTTTTGTCACTGGATTAGTATAAGGTGTTTTTTTAAGTTGATTTATTTCATCAAATGTTTCTTTATATTCTTTAAATCTTGGATCTTTTTTATCCACAAGATTTTTTATTTTTTTAGTAGTTAAAACATCTCCATTTTCTACATCTAAAATTTTAATTTTATCATAAAACTTTGTATTACTTTTTGGTAAAACTTTAAATAATTCACCTCCTTGATTATCATGTCTTACTAAATCTCTTACAATAAATTCTTCTATTCTTCTTGGAGAAGGTCTTCTTAAATTAGCGGTTGTTTGTTCTAATTTAGATTCTATGTTTTTTAAAGTTGCATCTTTAAGTTTTTCATTTCCTTTTGCAATTCTTTGTTGAACCTTATCTACATTTGAAGCTAAGTCATAATCTACATATTTTTTATTTTCATTTAAATATTTGCTTAGTTGTCTTTCACTAACAGGGGGAAGTTCTTGATTTAAATTTTTTCTAGACAAATCCATAAGAGGTCTTTTGCCTGCAACGACTTCATCAATAATATCATAAAGTTTATCTTTTACTTCTAAACTAACTCTACCTATTCCTTCTCTTTGTAGTTTTGTTATTTTATCATAATCTTTTCCTAATGCTTCTTTGTAAAGATATTCTCTTCTTTGACCTTGGCCAAATTTTTCATTTAATTCTTGTAAAGTTACTATTTCTTTTTTAGATAATTTTTTATTTACATATTTTTTTATATCATTAAGTGTCTTTTGTTTTTCTTCAAAAGATAACCTTGTTCCATTCGCAAATTGTGTACGACCTCCCTCTGCTAGTTCTAAGATTCTATCTTGTGGATTAGGAATTCCTGGAGTATAAGGCATTACAGGTTCTGCACCTTTAGGTAATATATCTTGAGGAGGTATTACCATTTCAGGAGCAACTTCAGTTTGATAATCAGTTCTTGCTAATTCAATATCTTGAGTAGTGACAGGTTTTCTTGTGAGATAACGCATCATCTCTTTATATTTATGAATTTTCATTTACATGCCCATCAAGTAATTTAAACCACCATCAGCATTTTGATTTCTACTTTTTAAAATTTGTAATTTTTTAATTTCCATAACTTGATCTGTTGGTTCCATTTGTTTTATTCTTCTAGCTTCCTCCATACTGATTCCATAAGTATTAATTAAATCTTCTGTTTGTTTCATTCCTTCAGGTAAATTTTCTCCTTTTGTAAAAAAATCTACAGTGTCATCACCATAAACTACAAGTCTTTTATTTTCAGGAAAATCTTGAGTAAATGTTTTCCAAACATTTTCATTATTAGCAAGTTCTGGTTTTGCCCTTATTTCCTTTATAAAATTTGGAAATGTTGTTTGTACATATTCATCTGTTGGATTTGCCTCAATTGTACTTTGAATAATTCTTTCAAGTACTTGTTGTTTTGTAAATCTTCCTTCTCCTGCTTTTGGAGGTGTATCAGGTGTTTCTACTACTTCTGCTGCTTTTACTTCTTCTTGATATTTTTTAGGAACACTTAAGCCTTTTGCTTTTCTAGTTTGTACAATACTTTTTGTTAATGTATCTCTATCAGAAATACTAACATCTAAAGGTGGATTATATAAACCTCCTCCAATAAATTTACCTTCGCTATCTACAATTGGAGTAGAATGTGGGTAAGCAATTTTAATTCTATAAGCATGTGCAAGTTGTTCAGGAGTAAAGTTTGAACCTGTTTCTTTATTAATTTTTTTTGTAAATTCTTCAAGTGTTGGCCCTTCTTCTTTATATTTTTTAATATATGCCATCATTTCATCATCTGTAAATTCTTTAATAGGTTTTTTTGTTTTACTAATTAAACCTAAAATCTTTTTACCACTCCCTCCTTTAAATCCAATTCTTTCACCTGTATAACCTTTAGATGGCCCCATGCCTGTTAAATAATCAAGACCCATAGCTGATGTTCCGTAAGCATAACCAATTCTTCCTCCATTTGCTTTACCCTCTGGCTCTGTAGGTTTTTTTTTAAATGGAATTATTATTCCTTCTGGTTTTGTTTCTATTTCTGGTGTTGATTTTATTCCTTTTTCTTCTAAAATTTTTGCAATTTGTTCGTTCCTGTCTTTTAATCTATTATATTCAGGATAAGTAATTAAAGTTCCACCCTCTTCATCTGTTAATAATAATCTATCTTGATTTGCATTATACTCATCTATTAAATCATCTATGCTTGTTCTTTTAGTTGCCTCTGCTTTAAAGTCAGCAACCTTAGCTGGTTTATTAATTCCAAATTCTTGTTCTGCTTTTCTTCCTTCTTCTATTGATACAGATCCGGGTAATCTATTTTCATCTGGTTCAAATTTAAATTTAGATCTTGCTAATTTTTCTGCTTCCATTTCTGTTTTTAAATTTCTAAAATTTGGAATTAAACTATCTAATTGTTCTAATGCTCCTTCACCATAAATTTGTCTAAAAGGATCTATAGGTTCCTTCATATTGATTGCTTCTTCAACAGTTATATTTTTAATTTTACCTGCTCTAATATCATTAATTAAAATCTGTCTTGCAGTTGCTCTAACTAAACCTTCATCATACATTCTAGACATAGATTGTTGGGATGCTCCAAAATTTTTTAATACATCTGTAAGAGTTGCTTTTTCTCCTGTTACTTTTTCTAATTCTTTCCCTGCTTGTTTTAATTGATCAAGTTTATTTTGAATTTCTACAATTGATGATGGTTGATTAATTATTTTTTCACCTTCTATTAAACCAGATGACTCAAGTTTATTTTTTAATCTTCTTAAATTTCCTTCAAATATTAATCTCTCTGCATCATTCATCTTTGCAACTTCAGGAATAAGTTCTTTCATTTCATTATATGCATTTATTGCAGCATTATCGGAAGCTGCTTCCACGTTTAATTCTTTTGAAAGATATCTTTGTAATTTACCGCTTGGAAGACGAATAACATTTGTTCTTGTACCTATTGTACTAGAAATAGCCTTAGGACCATATAATGCTTTAATTAAATCTAATAAACTTTTCATATTAATAATAAACTTTTTTATTTTTGTTTACAGGTTCGTCTTTGTAATCTTCTGGGTGATCTACAAAGCCACCTTGTCTAAAGCGCATGACTGCTTGTGTCATTGAATCCACTAGATCATCATGATCCCCATAAGGAAATGCAGCACACTCTTCAATTACTTCTTGTGCAAACTCTTTGTCTACGGGTGCCCATATTTGACCCGATTCAAACAAAGGAGCAACAGAATTAACTCTGGTGTGCTTATCATTACCTTTTGAAGGTGTATAGTTTATAACAGGAATGCCCATTTTACGCAATTCATATGTTAATGGAAGACCTGATGCTTTTGCTTCTACAAGCACAGTTTCCGGTTGCCAATACTGATATTGCTGATATGCTACTCTTCGAAGCTCAGGAAATTCAAAACGATCTTTAATTGCATCTAATAAAATAAGTTGAGGTCCTGAGTCTTCATTGTTATAAAAAACTCCCCAAGTTGTAATAGCTGAGTAATCCGCAGTTTCTTTTTTCATAAATGCGGTATCATAACTTTGAATTACATGTTGAAGAGATGGAATATAATCCTTATCCCACTTTCTCCACCATTCTCTTTTAATCAAGGCACCTTCTTCTGAAGTTGGATTTTGCATCCATTGTGCATTCCACTTTTGTAAACTAATAGATGATTTAACTCCTTCTAATTCTTCTAACTTCCAAAACTCTGGCCATACAGGTTTACCCGATGGAAGGATTGCAGGAAATTCTATAACTTCCCATTTATCAGCTTTCATGTCGCCTGTTGCCCGTTGCAACGCACCTGTCAAATCTTTTACATTCCATCTTGTCATAACCAGAACAATTGCTCCACCAGGTTGCAAACGCTGACGGGGGCCTGATGTATACCATTCATAAGCGCGCTCTAATGCATCTATGTTTAAAGCATCTTGTTCAGAATGAGGATCATCAATGATGAGTAGGTCAGCACCTCTACCAGTAATTGCAGATCCAACTCCCGCTGCATAGTATTCACCACCTTGTTCTGTTTCCCATTTACCGGCGGCTTGAGAATCTTCACGAAGTCGAGTTGGAAATATTTCTTTGTACTCAGGCATGTCCATTAACGTCTTTGCTTTACGACCGAATCGTACCGCTAGTTCTGTGGTGTGAGTGGATTGGATAATTTTTAAATTTGGCTTACGCCCTATCATCCAAGCTGGCAGCAGGAACGAGGCGAACTCGGACTTAGTATGTCGAGGCGGCATGTTAATAATTAATCTTTTAATTTTGCCTTCCGCCAATAGATTAAATTTTTCTGCGATTCTTTTATGATGAGATCCTTCTATAAATTCTGGCCAAACACGTTTAACAAAAGTCATGAAATCATTTTGTGCTTTTTCTATTCCACGTTTTTCTTTTGCAAGTAAACCAGCTTTTATAAATTCTTGTTTTACATCAGGTGGTAATCTATTTAACTTCTCAATAAGGTCGTTCATAAAAATTTTCCGCAAAATTTTTTAGGATTAATTTTGGAACCTTCAAAGTATTTACAGCTTATAAATGTCTAAATCAAGCAATTAAACCCTAAGTTGAGGGACCCCTTTTTATTTAAAGGTATTGCTTTGTATAGAACTAAAGTTAATTGTAAGTGGGATGGGACCTCTTGCCCCCAGCTACCTGTCGCAGATAGCTGGAGACATGCGGCTAGACATCAGTCTAGTAGTGTCATGTATTGTTTAGGGAAGTATTGGCGGAACCAGTCACAGCCTTGTTGTACTGTCTTATAATCTTTTAATTGATTGGCTCCCATTACTAGATCATACACAGCCACAGCAAACCAAGGCAGTGATGCAGTCGCACCGCTAAATCTATTCTGTACTTCAATTGGTTTATCTGGTGAGTCTAATGTTAAGTCAACGTCAAATGGTATTCTATATTGTTTACCTTCCCAGTTGATAACGTGTAGTGGTTTAGTCTTAGTCATGTTTAGTTGTCCTTTCTTTCGTTAATTATTATATCGCCAGTTGCTGTTGTATATCTATTCGCATCTAAATCATAAAATGTAAATAGCTTTTCAACATTATCTTTACAATATTTCTCAACTGATTTATCAGTCCACAATCCAGTACGAGTAATAAACTTTTTATATTTCTTAGCAAAAAAAGTTATATTAAATTTAGTTCCTTCTTTTAGATTAAACATATTATACCTTTCTATTTAGTTATATAAGGGACTATATAGGATATAGTCCCTTATGTCAAGTGCTATTATGTATTACTTATTTGAGGTGCTGTGTTGTTCCAGTTGATACCAACACTAGCTTTTAATACTTTATCTAAGCTAGTAATCAATTCAGCAGGTGCGTGAGCTTCCATGATAGTATCAAGTGCCACTCTCTTAACTTGTTTTAATTGAGATAGCTTCTTGCCCTCTGGTCTCTTCTCTATTTCTTGTTGAGCAAGATCAGTAGCCCACTCTCTTATTTGCTCTTCACAAACAGCAACAGTTATTCTCTCATCCTTATCATTAGAAGCAAACTTGTAATCAAGTTTTCCTTTTAATGTTTCATTAGTTGCTTTCTTTTTAAAGAAAGTTTTAGCTGTTGCTCTTGCTTCCTCCAGTTTAAGTTCCGCTTCTTTTAACTTATCAAGAATAGATTGTGCACCTATTTTTTTTGCAAGTTTTTTTGAAGCTAAATCAGTTGCTTGAGATACATATTGTCTCACCAATAGTTCTTGTTGTTCAATCATTGGATCGAGTTCTCTTTTCACCTTATCTCTAAAGTGATCTAGTTGATACTTAGTCATTGATTGTGCCATGTTATACCTTTCTGTTGTTTATAATTATATTTATAGACTACTTGACAATACTTGTCAATAGGATTATATAGGACTTGAGTGTTAAGTATAAAAGAGAACAGAAATGTATCACTTAAACTAGCACTCACTTATAGGTTGTAATATAAACTAACAGAAAGGTATAATATGGGCTTAGACCAATACGCTGGTTTTCGTGACAGCAACGGTGAAGTACACGAAGAGTTTTATTGGCGTAAACATGCAAGGTTACAGCATTTCTTTGCTGATATGTATGATTTACAAAACAAAGATAAAAAACCTGATGCTGAAGGCATGATGCATAGTTTAGGTTTTAATGGTGGACAAGGTGGTGTTAAAATTACCGAAGACGTTGTTAATAAATTAGAAGAAGCATTTAAAAATGATTACTATGATTACTTTGCTCCTGATGGTTTTTTCTGGGGACAGCAATTCCAAGAAGAACAGGTTAATGAATATAAAGCCCAAGATGAGAAATTTATATCTTGGTGTAAAGAACAGTTGTCATCCAAAAGAGATATTGGTTACGACTGTAGTTGGTAATGATTGAACTATTTAACACAATGCACGCCACGGATGTTCTGTTGGCGTGCATTCTATTTGTATTAATATTAATATGGAGAAAGAAATGAAAAATAAAAAAGAATTTTATGCCATGCAATTTGAAAAACTAGGTTTTAAAAAGGTCCCTACAGAGGATGGGTTTGTTATGTATGAGTTGACGCCGGGCCGCCTGGATACAGGCAGCAAGCCACAAGCTGCAAGCAACAAGCCACAAGCTGCAAGCATCAAGCGACAAGCACTTGACAAATCTAGATAAAGGATTATATAGGAGATATGAAAGTAACAGAAATAATAGAATCAATAACACACTTAATAAAATATCCTGATATAGATGATAATGAATGGATATTGAAAGAAATAGAAAAACTAATAAATGAATATAAAAGATCTAGATAATATTACAGGTTCACTGAGTAAACCCTCCAAGATGCCAGGCTGGGCTTACGGTATACCTGCTAAGGAATGCCAGACTGGGGCTAAGCTTCGGGAGGTGAAGGGTTCAACTTGTTACAATTGTTATGCTCTTAAGGGTTGCTATGTCTTCCCTAATGTACAGGATGCACAATACAAGCGACTGGAGGCAATACGTAAACCGCTCTGGGTCAAAGCAATGGCTGCCCAAATACTACGCCACAAGTCAAAGTACTTTAGATGGCACGACTCAGGAGATATCCAAAATTTAAAACACTTAGCAAAAATATTTGCCGTTGCACGCCTTACACCGGATGTTAATCACTGGTTACCTACACGAGAAGCCTGGGTTAAGCCGTACTTGTCACGAGCTCCTAAGAATTTAGTAATTAGATTTAGCATGCCGATGGTTGATCAGCCAGCAGCTGAATCGTGGTCCCATACGTCCACTGTAGTAACTACAGGCAGGACCTGCCCCGCTCCAGATCAAGATAACAAGTGTCTAAGCTGCAGGGCGTGCTGGGATCCTAATGTTAAAAATGTTGCCTACGGTAAACACTAGTGCGGTCCTTATACCTGGCCGCGCTATTGCCGTTTCCCCGTTT